AAGCGTCCTTGCCCCCCTGACTCCGTCAGGGGGAGGAGACCCGGGGGCGCGAGTGTGTGTGGGCGCGCGCGCGCGGGCGCGATACACCTTTTCAGTGGCTATTGCAAGCGCAAAACGGTGAGGTTGTTCACGGAATAGGCCTTTAAAAGTGGGACATTCCTCACAGGGCTGTTTGGGAATACGCGTCCGACACGCCGCGGATTCCGGGGAAAGGTCCCAGTCAGTTAGCACTCTCACCTGCCGAGTGCTACGACACGCCCGAGTCAAGGATGACCATGTAACTTGTCATACACTTTTTGACATAAGTATTAGTTACCCTTCCGACCGTGCTTAAACCCCCGTGACCGGGGCCACTTTCTCACTATGCGGACACCTGTCTCAGTATGTGGGCAGGCGGCGGGGACGTGATCTAGGGCACGCAAAAGGGCCCCAGCCATCGCGGCTGGGGCCCTTCGGGAAGAGGCTCAGGCGTCCTTCGGAGCCCTCGCGTAGGGGGTCTTGTTACGAGCCGGTCGGCGCGTACCGGTCCTCGTCATCGTGCCGGGGAAGGTCGGGTCCAGGCGACGGGCCCTACGCAGCCAGGAGTCCACGGTGTAGACGCTGCGGCCCAGCTCCTTGGCGATGTCAGTGCGGGTCTTGCCCTCCTCGATCAGCTTGCGCAGGGTCTCCACGGGCGCGCCGCGGTAGGCGTTGCCCCCTCGTGCGGGCTTCTCGGCCCTCTCAAGCACGTTTGCGGCGATTTCACAGAGGGTCCTGTGGGGGACACTGTCGGGGAAGCGAACGCCCGTATCTGGGCGGCACAGAAGGTTTACGACGTGGTAGCGGCCGCCGGAGTCCGGCTCCTCGGTGATCTCGACCCAGTACTCGATCTCGTTCTTCGTGTCCCGGACCTGGACGGCGGGGCGGCCCTGGATCGTGGCCTTGCGGGCGGGGTAGGTGCGAAGCGCGTTGCGCATGGTGTCTCCTAAAGTGTGATGTAGATCTCTGAGGGATTTGGGAATACGCTTGAATACGTTGGAAACACTACGTATTCCCGGTTGTGGGGTTTTGAGACGTATGTCTCAGGGGATGTGGAGTGAAAGTGTGATGCACGTCTCCGAGAATGTGGGAATACAGGACTTTTCCCAGTGTTTCCAGCGTATTCCCGGTTTTGAGGTTTTGAGACGTAAGTCTCAATCATACCTGCGGGAGCGGGTCGTCCTCATCGTGCAGGTCGTGCACGCCCCAGCGGGTGCCCGCCGAGGGGCCGGCCACGATCGGGACGTCCATCTGGCAGTCCAGGGGGCGTAGGAAGGTGTTGACGTCCTCCATGCGGCGCTTGCACTCGATCAGGATCTCCTGCCAGCGGTCCTCCGGCACCTCGATGCAGATCTCGTCGTGGACGGTGGCGACCACGTGCGCCCCCTCGACACGGGGCAGCGGGTAGCCCGGCAGCGTGCCCATGATCGACGCGGCGGCCATCTGCATCAGGTCCGAGCCGAAGCCCTGCACGGGGCTGTTCAAGGCGTTGCGCTCAGCGTGGGACGACTTGAACGAGCTCTTCGAGTACAGGTCGCTCAGCCACTGCGTGCGGCCTATGGGGGAGGTCACGTAGCCGCGCTCGTAGGCCCGGCGCTTGGCACGCTCGTGCCACTGGCGCATGCCGTCCCACATCTCGAAGAACGCGCTGTGGACGGCCTGAGCCTCGGCCAAAGTGAGAGAAACGTCATAGGCAGTGGCGGCGTAGGACTGGAAGCCGCCGGGGCTCATGCCGTAGAGGAGGCCGAAGTTGCCCGCCTTAGCCCTCTTGCGCTCCAGGGAGGTCACGTCCTCGGGCGCCTTCCCGGCGATCTTCGCGGCGAGGAGCCTGTGAAGATCGTCACCTCGCTGGAATGCCTCGATCATCGGCTGAGAGCGGGAGACGAACGCCGCCACCCGCAGCTCGACCTGGCTGTAGTCGAGGTCGAGCAGGACGTGACCGGGCCGTGGGATGAAGGCCGGCTTTAGTGACGCACTGCACTGCTGAAGATTGGGTGACGAGCAACTCAATCTGCCAGTTTTTACGAAGCCTACGTTGTAGGTGGCGTGGATCACGTTGTTAGGGTCACGCAGCTCCAGCCACGAGCGCAGGAACTCCAGCGTCTTCGTGGCGTCGCGGTGGCGCAGCAGCGCGTCGGCGGCCGGACTGCCCTGCCGCTGCTGGGCGATGAGGACAGCCTTGTTCCACTGAGCGTTGCCGGAGTCGGTGCGGGCCGTCACACGCAGGTCGCCGGCCTCAATGGCCTGGGCCACGAAGCCCTGGAACCACTTCGAGGTGGCGGCCGTGGTCACGCCGTCCTTCGCTGGGGCAGGGGCGGGGGCGGTGCCGTACAGGCCGAGGATGTCCTCGCACGCCTTCAGGCGCAGGGCGTCCATCTCCTCGATCTTGGCGTGGACCCAGTCCACGTCGAGCAGGAAGCCGCGCTGCTCCACCTTTGTGAGAGTCTTCACAGTAGGCATGGCTACGTAGGTGGCGACCTTGCCGAGCCGGGCCATCTGGATGTCGTCAGAGTCGAAGGGCTCCTCATCGCCGGTCAGGAACATCTGGTTGCGGTGCTCCTCCTCGATCTTCCAGGTGTAGTAGGTGTCACGTGCCGCGTACTCGCCCAGCTGGATGAGGTCCACCCGCTCAGCGGCGCCGGGCATGCCGAGGTCGAAGTCGTCCCACTCCTCGATCCCGAAGTCGCGCGCGGCGCGGATCTTGAGGCGGGTGCGGGACTCGGTGTCGACCAGCTGGGAGGAGACGGTCGTGTCCCACTCGATCCGGTCGGACAGGTCCACGCCGGCCTGGGCAAAGATCCACCGGGCGTCGAACTTGATGTTCGCGTTGACGAAGGGCTTGCCGCTGCGGTTGATCTCGCGGCCGATGATCGCCATGACCTTTCGCCACACGCCAATCAGGGGGCTGGCCGGGTGCGAGAGGGGCACGAGGTAGGTCATCGGCTGCTCTCCGTCGAAGGTGCGCCAGTTGTAGGCACCGGCCGCGGCGCGCTCGGCGTTCGGGAGGGTGAGGGAGGCCAGGACGATGCGGGCGGGGTAGCCGCCGTTGGTGTCGCCGCCGGCCTCGGCGTACTCGTCCAGGCCGGTGGTCTCCAGGTCCATGACGACCTTCTGTGAGGCGTGGATGGCCTTGATGAGGGCCTTTAGGTCCTCCTTGCCCCAGACCCACGTGATTGGGCCACAGGGCGTGTGTGAGCCCTGGGCGGCCTTCCTGGCCATGCTCACTACCTTCTCCAGGTCCATGATGCTCATGACTGCTCCTATCTGGGACGGCGGTAGCCGTCGCCGGGTGATGGGTCCAGCCTACATCTTGTGAGGTGACGGGTAAAGAGCTCACAACTTTACAAGCGTGATCTGGGCAACAGAAAACCCCACGACCTTGAACCGTGGGGTTTTCTGCGAGGCGCCGTTGCCTGGCGAGGCTCTGGCCCGCTGACTAGGCGGTGGTAATGGCTCAGATCTCTCGCAGGAGAGAGACTAGCACGTCCTGTAGGTTACCTACCTTGTAGCTGTACTCGACGCGAGTGCGTCGGGAGTAGACGTCCATGTTCCACAGCGGCCAGCGGCCGCGCTTCTCCTCGGACTGGGTAAAGGTCAGAACGAAGTCGTGGCCGTTCTCTGCGATGATCTGCACTACACCGTCCTGCTCGACGGTGTGCACGTAGTGAAGGTAGGGGCGAAGGGCGTTGGCCCAGGACTGGGCCGACACGCGGCGCTCGGTGAGCGGGTTGAAGTTGCTGGGGAAGGCGAGGTGATTGGTTGAGAGGGATGTCATTGGATTCCCCTTATCTGGGTAGATGGAAAGGTAGATCAGTGCTGGTTCAGGTACAGGCTGTGGCCACAGCATAGGCACCGCTTGTAGAACAGCGGAACCAACAGCCAGATGAAGCTGGTAAACAGGGCAAGGGTCCAGTGGATCAGCTTGAGACCTACGAGCTGAGCCCCCTGCTCGCAGTGCTTGCAGCCTCGGCAGGCGCGGCCGGTGATGACGAATGTTGAAGTGCTCATGCCTTAACTGTAGGTTGGAAGTGAGGCGGGGGCAATGCCTGACAATAGTTACTCAGGTGATGTGCGACACGTAGGTCCCGAAACGGTTAATGGATTTGTGGAAAAGGCTGGGGACAGGGATAGAATTTCCCCAGCATTCCCAGTAGCCCCGAGATAGGAGACCCATGAGTCCGCTGGACGAGGCGATCATCGCCAACGACGAGCTCCCCGAGCGAGAGCGCAGGACGAACGTCGACCTGGCCGAGGAGTTCAATACCTCCGAGGCGACCGTGCGCCGGCATAGGCGCGCCCTGAAACGCAAGGGCCACGACTATCTTGATCGCGACGCGTTCTTCGACCTCCCCGTAGGTGCCATCACGAAGCGTGGCAAGACCGTCCGCCTAGCCGATGGCTCGTACGAGAAGATCGAGTACCGCCCCGGCGCCGTCGAGATGGAGGAGGCTAAGCGCCTCTCCTACGAGGACTTGGAGCCCGTCTTTCGCGAGCCGCTTCTGCCGAAGGTGACCGATCCGTCCGGCCCAATCGGGTCGACGCCGGTCGTCTGCCTGGCGGATCTACAGGCCGGCAAAACGGCTCAGGGAGGGGGCACTGAGGACACCGTGAGGCTTGTTCGTCGTGCCCTGAAGGACATCACAGACGACCTGACTGCGCCGGCCCCGTACCAGCGCATCATCCTCGCCGACGTCGGCGATAGCACCGAGGGCTTCTGGAACGTCGCCAGCCAGGCCCAGACCAACGACCTCAGCCTCACCGACCAGATCCGCACCGTGCAGCGCCTCTACGCCGAGGCCGTCCAGCTGCTCGCCCCGCTGTGCGAGTCCCTCTACTACGTGGCCGTCCCGTCCAACCACTGCGCCGTGAGGACCGGGACCGGCAAGAACAGCCGGGCCAACGCCCCGGGCGACGACTTCGGCATCATGATCTCCCACAACATTGAGGACATCATCGCCGACCGCCCAGGATATGCGCACGTCACCTTCCACCGCCCGGAAAAGTGGGAGGAGGCCGTCACCGTGGACGCCGCGGACGGGACCCGCGTCGGCTTCACCCACGGCCATCTAGCAGGCTCACAGTCGAAGGTGCCCACTTGGTTCAGGGACCTCGCGTTCGGCCGTAGGAGTGGCCTATACGACGCCAGGATCCTGGTCCACGGCCACTGGCACAACTTCGGCGTCCGCCAGGTCGGCGACGCCCGGTGGATCATCTCCTGCCCCTCCGCCGACCGCGGGAGCGACTGGTGGACTAACATCTCTGGCGACTCCACCAAGCCCGCCATCCTCACCTTCGAGGCTCGGGGCGGCAACGCCTCCGCCTGGGAACTCTACTCCTGACACACTAAGGCCCCCGCTTGTACCAACCCGGTTACAGGCGGGGGCCTTGTTGTTAGGCGGCCTTCGTGACCTTGATGTCGTGGATCACTACCGGCACCTTACCCGGGTCCGGAGTCTCCAAGTAGGGGCCCCACTTCTCGGCGAACTTGAACATGCCGATGTGCTTGTCGACGTCCCTAGGAGTGATCTTGGCCTTGTAGAGCTTGTTGTCGCCGGGGAAGGCTCGGAACTTCACGAACTCCTCACCGCGGCGAACCTCGATCAGGTCCTCAGCGGCCCACAGGCGCCCGATGCGCAGAGGCACCATGGCCTCTTCGTCACCCTCACCGGAGCCGTGGTAGGAGTAGCGGATCTCAATGTTCCACGTACCCTTGGCCGAGCGCATCTGCTCCGGCGCCGGGTGGAGTGGGGTGTGCTCCTTGTCAAGGATAACCCCGTCACCGGCCGGGGATGCAGTGACGCCAGGCCACTCGGTCACGGGCGGGAATGAGTTCTCGCCGCTGCTGATGGGCGCGCCCGGCCGCACGATGATCGTGCCGACAGGCGTGCCCTCAGGCACGAGAGCCCCGCGATCGAGGCGCAGCAGGCGCGGAGTGGTCGCCACTGTGGCCGCCAGGGCGTTCACCTTGGCGGACGCCTCTGACGACGCGCCGTCAGCCGCCGTCGCCCGCGCCCGAGCCTCCTCCGCAGCAGCCTTAGCCGCAACCGAAGCCGCAGAAGCATTCGCGGCGTCCGCGCGGACGCCAGAAATCTGGGTCTCCACCTGATCTCGCGTGGGCCGCAGCTCTAGCGCATCCAGGAAGTCCTTCCGGGTAACGTACTGGGCAGGGTCCAAGCCCGCCTGAGGCTTACCCTCATCGTTGATCTTGACGCCGCTCGTGCCGATGTTGATCGTCACCTGCGACGGGCCGCAGTAGCCGGTCTGAGGCTTCTCGTCTGCCATATCTCTCCTTAGGCCTGAATCTCGACAGTAGCTGGAATCTCGCTGGTACCGTCCCAGACGGTGACGGCCACCCCGATCTCGTCTGTGCCGTTCCACACGGTAGTGACGGGACCGGCCGGAGCGGGAGGTGGGGTCTTGTAGACCTTCACCCAGTTGAACTTCACATCCGCGCCAGGACGGACAACCACAGACGGGAGCCACTTGGCGTCGACCTTGGCAGGAAACTCCATATCCAGGACGATGCGGCTGTTCTGGGCCGCCGGGAGGCGCCGGTCGAAGATCGCACCCTCCCCAAGCTTCACCTTCGCGTCGCTGTACCGGTTGATGACGATCCATACGACCGCCTCAGCATCGGCTGAGTACTCGTACTCGATCGTCCACTTACCATCCTCGCGGTCTATCGCGTACTGGTCGAACAGGGTCGAGGACGAGCCTGCCCGGATCAGCGCCCCATCGCCATCTCTTACACCGTTGCCGCGCCACCACGTCCCGAACGGGGGCAGGACACTATCCGCCATTAGGCATCCTTCCTAACGATGATCGTTCCAGGCTTAGTCCCAGCAGGGACAGCCTCGTGCTTGCCGAGGGACAGGACGGCCGGCCGAGAGCGCAGCTCGTCCACCTCCAGCTTCAGCGGGAGGTAGCCCTTCAGCCACGGAACCACGAGCTCAAGGATGTGACTCGACGGCGGGTTCGCATAGGGGTTGCCGACCGGCTCCCACTGGCCGCCCTGCTGCGGGTCCTCACGCAGCTGTCCGTCGGTGATGTACAGGTGGGCGATACCGAGAGAGTCGGCCTTGTCGAAGACCGCGCGGTAGCTCTCACTGGTCACGTCGTGGACGACTGCCCACCAGCGCGTGGACGGGTACGCCTTCATGTGGTCCGGGAGGATCGGCGTGCCGGGGTCCTCGTTCAGGAACGCCGTGGCGTCCTTCTCGAACATCATGCAGACGTCGAAGTCCAGCTTGCACATCTCCTCGGAGATATTGGACCCCGAGTTGATGACGATGAGGAAGTCCTTGCCGTAGGTGGCGCGGATCTTGTCGATCAGGGACTTGTACGCCGCCACGCGGCTGGCCTGAGTGCCCCAGCCGTTGATCGTCTCATCAAGGAACACGCCCTGACAGACGTCCCCGTACTGGGTCTTCGCCTTCTCGATCTGGCCCAGGATGTAGGCCTCTGTGTACTTGTCGACGTTGGGGATGTTGTTGCGGCCAGGGTCGCCCGCGGGCAGGGTCGCAGCGAGATACTGGGTCTTGACGTAGAACACGGCCCGCTTAGCGCCCGCGGCCAGGGCCAGCTCGGCCTGTGTCTTGAAGTCGACGTTGAACTCGTCCCAGTTGCCGCTGTTGCGGTTGAGGATGACGATGCCCAGCGAGCCCGCGAACTTCAGGATCTGCGCCCACTTCGAGGACTTGCCCGGCTTGCCGTCGTCGTAGTAGTCGGGCCAGAAGTAGGTGACCGGACTGTAGTAGCGCTCCCCGGGGTGGAATGGGGACTGAGCGGCGATGGCCTTGTCCGCCGTCGCCTTGACCTCGGCCAGGGCCTCAGTGGTTGCGGCCTTCCTCGCCGCCTCAAGGGCCTGGTCGGCCTTCGCCGAGGCGGCGGAGATCTTGACGCTCGTCGAGTCCTGCCTGGCGTAGGTGTTTCGCGCGGCCACTGACGTCAGGTAGTCGCCCAGAGCCGACTTGGCGGCGTAGCGGGAGTCGGCATCGGTCTGCTTTAGGTATCCAGCCACCTCCGCCTTGGAGGCGTACGTCGTAGCGGCCTCGAATTTCGGCAGCGCTGCCTCGGCCGTCGCCTTGACCTGATCGATGCGAGCGCCGAGGGCCGAGTCGGCGGAGCGGACCTCGGCCTTGGTGGCAAGTCCTGAGAGGTCGGGAGCATGTCCGCCGCCGCCGCCAATCTGGGCCTGAGCCAGGGCCGCCTTCGTGGCGTACGTGCTCTCAGCGTCCTCGGAGCGGAGGTAGCCCGCCAGCGACTCCTTCGTGGCGTAGGTGCTGGCGACGGCGGACGTGGTCGCGTACTGGGCCAGCTCGGTACGCGGGGCGGCGGCCGAGGCGACGGCAGAGACCGTGTCGATGCGCTGGCCGAGCGCCGTGTCCGCAGTCTGCACCTCCGTCTTGGTGGCGTAGCCGGACAGGTCCGGCTCCGGGGCCGGCTGAGCCTGCCCCTTCAGGGCCTCGACCTCGGCCTTTGTGGCGTAGGTGGAGGCTGCCGTAGCCGACGGCAGGGCGGCCTCGGCGGTAGCCTTGACGGCGTCGATCCGACCGCTCAGGGCGGCGTCGCCCTGCGTGCTCTCGGCCTTGGTGGCCAGACTGGCGGCCTCGGTCTTCGTCAGGAAACGCTGGTCAGCGCCATCGCTGCTGTACCAAGTGAGATCGGCCATAGCCGTCTACCTCCAGGTTAGAACTCCATTGCCTAAGTCTATGACTTCAGACTTATTGATAGCCTCAAGGATACCCGGCTGTCCCGCAATGCGGACACCTCTTGCACCGGGATCCGGGGATGGCGTAGGGCCGGGGCCCGGCGGTTGCGGAGGATTGGGCGCGGGCGTCGACGGGAGTAGGTCAGCGATGTTAAGCACGTCACCGTCTGCCAGCGTCCGAGTTGTCCTGACATGGGCCCCCAGGTCCCCAGGAATATTGAGATCTATCTCATAGTTCCCCGGGGAGACCTTTACTGACCGGCCCGGAGGACCTATTAGATACCCGTCAATGTCGATGCGGATCGACGTCCGACCTGCGACGATATCCCGTGCGGGGAGGGGTGCGCCGAGGCTGGCGGGGGTGAGAGTGAGGCGGCCCAGGCGCCCTAGGCCGTCGGGGCCTACAACTCGGCCGGTGATCGTTGCGGTGGGGGAGGTCATCTGGGCTCCTGACGTAACGGTAGCGTCTCAGACTTTACCTTATCAATACGATCATGTAATGACTGGACCTCCGTGTATAGGTGGGACCTATCAGTACGGGCGTCATTGCGGACGCCCTCGATCTGGTTCTCCAGGCGGGCCATACGGGCGTCGTGCTGCCGGTCCGACTCCCGAAGGTCGTCGACCGACGCGGTCAGGCGAGCCAGCCCATCCAGGACCTGCCCGAACTTGGAGTCGAGGTCGTCCCGCAGGTTCTCGCTGTGGTTATTGTGGACGCCCTCCGAGGCCGATTCCGCCGCACTTGCCGCCCTCGCGATGTGGGCGTTCATTCGGGTCATCCTCTCCTCCAGGCGCTGCTGTTGCTTGTTGATCGTGACCCTGAGCCAGGTGATTAGGGCGGCCAGCAAGGCCGTCCCCGCCGTGATGACCTCCGGTGAGGCGAGCACTGCGAGGATCGGCGAGGACTGCCCTGCTGCATCCATGGAGCTACCTCAGCCGGCCAGGCCGGAGGCGTGGCGGGGGTTGTAGGCCTCTACCTCGGCCGAGGCGACGGCGCGGTCGGTCTCCTCGGGCAGGGAGAACGACTTCAGGACCGAGGCCAGGGCGGCCGCACCGGCGATGCCCAGGGCGCCCTTCCAGTCCAGGCCGAAGAGCGAGCTGCCGACACCGAAGGCGCCCACGAGGGACTGCGCGAAGGTGGAGATGGCGCGCTCGGCCAGGCCCTCCCAGAACGTCGCGGTTGCGTATTTCACATGTTCTCCTTCCATAGGTAAGGGCGGGGACCCTCATGAGTCCCCGCCCTTAGTGTATCCCTATGAGTCTGTGAAGACCTGATAGGTCACGCCGATGTCACGGCCTCACCAGAGCCTCCGTGAGTTGGCCTTGGAGTTGTTGAGCGCGCGCTGGAGCGCCCCAATCGTGGCCGTCCCGGCCTCGCCATCGACCCAGTCAGCGAAGTCCCAGCCCTGGGGCAGGTACTCGCGATGCCAGGCCATGATGAGGAACTGGAGCGTTCTCCACGTGTCCGGGCCGAGCACGCCGTCCTCGTCCAGGCGCGGTGAGTCGTTCAGGGCGGTCTGAGTGTCCGCCGGGACGGCGGAGTTCAGGAACGCCTGGAGCCTGGCGATGGCGGGGCTTCCGCTCTCGCTCAGGACGCCGTCGATCGGGGTACCCATGACCTGCTGGAGCCGGCCGATCGTCGCGATCCCGAAGACCCCGTTGCAGACAAGCTCCGACTGACCGTCGGACTTGTTCTTCTTGCCGGTGTACGGGCTCGCCGACGTCGAAGATGGGGCTGAGGGGGCCGGGGCTGAGGCGACGTTGCCGCCGTTGATCATTCGGTCCCACGCAGCGCGGTCACGCAGGCGGTTCAGGTCCAGCGTGCCCGAGTAGCCGGGCAGGCTGCCGTCCTCCGTGTACTGGTGGATGAGCGGCTGACCCCAGTAGGAGACTGACGGCACTGCCGGGTCCGAGTAGGGCCGCCCGTAGTCCGAGTAGTCCGGGCCGCCCGCGTACCACAGCGGGTACTGGGAGGCGACGGCGCTCCAGTCGTAGCCGCCCACGGCGCTGCCGTTCATGTAGATGCCCGGCGTGGAGCCCGTCAGGGACTTAACGGTGTCCAGGAACGCCTTCGCCCAGCCAGGTCCCAGCGGCACCGCGTTGTCCTCCCAGTCGAGCCACAGGGTGGCCCTGCTGCGGAGAGCGCCGACGGCGGACACGAAGTAGCGGGCCTGGGCGGCCGCGTCGCCAGGGCGGGCGAAGTGGTAGAAGCCCAGCCGCTTCGAGGCGCTCAGGGTGGCGTTGGCCTGCGAAACCATGTACGGGTTGATGTAGCCGGTGCCCTCCGTGACCTTGACGATGACGAAGTCCGCCCAGATCGCGCCCACGTTCAGGCCAGCCTGATGGCTGGAGATGTCGATCCCGTGAGCGTGCTGCGGGGCGGCCGTCTGTGACGCCGGCGCGGCCGGCTTGGGGGCCGGGGCCGACGCCTTCCACTTGGCGAAGGCGGGCCACTGCTGGAGGAACTTCGCCTCGCTGAAGCGGTGGCAGCTGGTCCACGCCCCGCGCTGAGTGTGCGGGTGCGTGGAGTAGCGGACGGTGCGCGTCTCCTGGCCCGTGGTGTCGCCCGCATAGCCGTCGATCGAGCCGTCCTCGGCGATCCACGCCTCAGAGACGAGAGGGTCGCTGCCGCCCTCGACGGCGACCACTACGTGGCCCACGCCGCCCTCATTCGCGGCCGACAGGATGATGTCGCCTACCTGGAAGCCGCCGTCGGGAGTCAGGTTCTCGTCGGCCCAGTTGATCTCATTGAAGCCATGAGACTCCATGCCCTGGCGCATGTTGCCGGTCCAGTAGTCGTTGATCTCCAGGAGGGCGGGGCTACCCCACGGCACGCCGTACGTGTGGTGGATGCCGTAGGAGATGGCACCACACGCCAGGGACGAGCAGTCCGCGTTCTGCGGGCTGGAGACGTGCCCACGGGCGTCGGCCGCGGCGTACCACGACCGGCGCTCAGGCTGGCTGTATCCGACGTTCTCGCTGTCGCAGATGCGGCGAGCGATCTCGGCGGTAACGGATCCTACGCTCACTTGCTCTCCTTGCTCTCGTTCTTCTCGGCCATGAGGGCCGCCACCTGCTGCTCAGCGACCACGGCCCTGCGGGTCAGGGCGGCGATCTCCATCGTCAGCGCGTCGATCACGGCGAGCGCGTCCACCTGGCTGGTCTGTGCTTCCATTGTCATTGCTCCAATCTTCTGGGCGAGGTGCAGGTCCATAGTAAGTGCCCGGCAGGGACATGTCGTCGGGGATGCCCCCACTGTTCCCGCCCCCTCCGGGCGGGCCGAGCTCCCAGTTGGTCTTACGGGCGTTGTCCTTCATGATCGGCTCGCCGTCAGCGTCGTCCTCCCCGGTGTTGACCATACGAGCGCCCTTGACTAGGACGTCCACCCGTGCTCCGGGCTCTCCCTTGACGGTGACAGCCCATAGATCCGGGTCGCTGCGGTCGATCTCGGCAGAGGCCGTGCCTGAGGCGAGCACAACCCACGGCGCGACCGGGGAGGCAATCCGCGGTACGTAGTCCGGCAGCGCCCACCGGGCGTGCCCAGCCTCGTCGAGAGTGAGGTTCTCCCAGTACTCCACCCCGTCGTAGGGGGACTCGGTACAGGCGTGGGACAGCCACAGGCCGCCGCGCTCCTTGGAGAGCCTCGGCACCTGCATCGTGAACTTTTTCTCCGGGTTCATGTGGATGCCGTCGTTGTCGAGCCAGATCTGCGGGATACGGCGCCATGCCATGACGGTGGCGTGGTCATTGACCCAGACTCCCGAGTTCCGGTTGCCGAGCGTGGCGAGGTTGGCCCATGTGCGCCCTACGCCTAGGTACGAGTAGTTGTCGTTCGTCTTCCGGTACTCGAGACCACTGTCGTTGACTACAAGGGAGCTGGCCCCTGTGCGGACGTTGAAGCCGAACTTGTTCAGGGCCATAGTGCCCCACGTACCGTTCGTGCCGATGAAGATGCTCAGCTGCTGGGCCCCGAGCATGAGGGATGGACGTTCCCTGTCCCCCGACTTAGCAGCTGACTGCAGCGTGATCGTAGGGGTTCCGGTCTGCGAGTCCTTCTGTAGGAACAGCCCCCCGTCGTCCCAGTCATCCTCTAGAGAGTTGAACACCAGCCCGCAGCCGATCTTGGCCCCGGCTCGGGAGATGTCCGTGCCGGTCTGGGCCCACACCAGGTCGTTGAAGTAGCACTCCGACCACGTGTCGCGGCGTCCGATGCGCCCGTTGATGATGATGTCTCCGGTGTGGGCATTGATGTCGAGAGCCTTCCAGCCCCGGGGGGAGTACACCTGCATGCCGGACGACGACAGCTTGAGCCCTCGGTTAGTGGCCCGGTCGGTTTGGATCGTCGCCCCGGTGATGACCATCCCGTCGATAGCGCCCGCCTGGAGCTGGTTGGCGGTGATCGAGTTGGCGGCGATCATGCCAGCGTGGATCTGCTCGTACTCGCCACGCTTCGCGGTCACGATCTCCGACCACACGTGGTGGGCGGTGGCGTTCACGAAGGACGCGTTACCGGTGACCGTGAGCTGGTCCGTGGTGATCTCCAGGAAGCGGCCGACGTCGGAGGCGATCTTCCGGGCAGTGACCTCAGCGATGTTGGCGGCTCCCGCGGTCAGCTTGCCCACGTCAAGGTTGCTGATCTGCTCACTGGTGACCTTCATCCGCTCCCAGCGCGCGCCGTCCCAGCGCCACTCCGCCGCGATGTCCAGGGTCTGAGCGTCCTGGACGCGGCAGGTGTCGCCGACGGCGGTGCCTGAGAACGGCGGCACGGTCTCCGAGTCGCCGCGGATGTAGAAGACCTCCCCGAAGGACGTCTTGACGCGGCGCACCGCGGACTCCATAGTGGCGGCCGTGAGCCTGGAAACCGTCTTGGAGTAGTCGTCACCGGCCTCCTCCCACTTCCACCCCTTGGGGGAGTAGACGACGGTTGAGCCCGGGGCGTCCCTCGAGTTGGACGGGGCCGAGTGGCCCGGAGTGGCGAACGCCGGGACGGTTACGTACTGGGCGCCGCGCGCCCCCTCGCCGGCGAGGAACGGTTTCTTAGGGCCCGGCATTACAGCGCCCTGATGATGTAGATCGAGCCGAGGTACGGCTGGCGCACGTCAATCGGAGCGCCCGAGCCGGTGGAGGCGGCGATCGGGCTGCGGCCGGAGCTGTTGTTGCCAGTCGAGGTCAGGTAGGTGTAGCCCGAGGTGCCGATGCCGATGTCCTGGTTCGCGGTGCGCGCCTGGAAGCGACGGTTCTGGTCCTCAACCTCACCGATCTGGTGGGTGTGCTCGGGCAGCTGGTCCACCGTCAGGCTGATGGTCGTGGCGCCGCCCTTGTCGTTCAGGTCGTACTTCGAGCCGTCGCCGGCACCAACTGGAGTGCGCTCCCGGTAGTCCGGCACCCGGAAGTTGCTCACGGTGGTCGAGCCGAACTTGGTGCCGATCACGCGGAACAGCTCCGGGTAGGTGTTGCGATTCAGCAGGCGCCCGTCGCAGCGGATCCACCCCTCAGGGTCCGCGTTAGCGCCGTATAGGGCGATGGTGCCGATCGGGATCGCCTTGTTCATGAGCACCTTGATGCTCTCAGCGATCGTCTGAACCTGCTTCAGGATCTCAGCGGGCTGCCCGTTGACCTTCGTCTCCAGGTTCGTGACGCCCTGGGTGGCGGCGCTGATGCCGTCCTCGATGTGGATGAGGTCGGCGGCGGTGATGCGGGTCTCGTTCGCGCCGAACCCGTCCCGCCACTGCTTAGCGGCTGAGTATGGCTGCATTAGTCGTCTCCTTTGGCTCTGAGGACGAAGATCCGTCCGTCGGGTGCGATCCACATGCTGGAACCTATTGTCCCACTATCCGGAGGTACGGGCCCTGACGTCACGAGGTTGGTGGCCACCTGGGTCATGGCCTCAGTGAGGTGCTTCATCTCCTTGAGCGTGCCCTCGCGAGCCGCCTGCTGCATGGCGTCGGAGTTCTTGAGCTTTTCCTCGACCTGCTTGACGATCGCGTCCGTGTCGACGTTCTGCTTGAGCGTGACCCGGGCGCCGGGGCCCCACTCCGAGCGGTTGCCGGCCCGGTCGTAGGACCGCAGGCGCACCTCCCACTCACGGATCTCCAGGCCCGCCAGGTTGGTGCGCTGGAGCGGGACCGGCATGTCGGAAAACTTCTGAGGCGTCAGGCCAGGCTCGCGCACCGACACCTCGATGCCGGCGAAGTCGCTGGGCATGCCCGCCCCGCCAGTGCCCTTACCGTCCCAGTAGATGCCGAGCACGCCCAGGGTCTGAGTGAGGACGGGCGCCGTCGGTACCGGAGGCGGCTCGGTGTCGATCGCCATCGTGGCCTCGACCTCCTGCGACCACGAGCCAGTCGTGTCCGCGGTCACAGCGCGGACCTTGAACGCGTACTTCAGGCCGGCCGTCAGGTTGGCGATCTGGGCCTGCGTCTCCTTGGAGGTACTCATCGGGCCGGACAGGAACGGCAGCTGGCGCGCCGAGATCTCATAGCCGGTAACAGCCACGGCCACGCCCAGGGCGTCGGTCTCGACGGGCGACCACTTTAGGGTTGCAACGGCCCGAGGCCAGCCCTGGTCGTTGATCACCACGTCCGAGGTGACTACAAGCCCCTGAGGAGGCACCGGAGCGTACTTGCTCTTCGGCTTCTCCGGGCGGGGATTCTTCCCGTCGGAGTTGACCGCGCCCAGGACGCCCTTCTGGCGCTTGGCCAGGCGGGCTAGGACGTCGTCCAGGACGGTGCCGAAGGTGGTGTGGCCCTGGCAACGGCCGTTCTCGGTTACCGAGATGGAGATCTGCGAGACCCGCATACGCTCCAGACCCTTGGCCCGCTCTACGCGGATCCAGTCGCCCAGAGCGTAGTCCTCGAAAGGCAGCCACTGAAGGTCGTCAGCCTCCCACTCACGCTTGACCTCTGCCGCCGGAGTGGCTCCGGTTTTCATCGTCAGAGCGGCAACCTTGCGGGCGGTCGCCTCCAGGGTCACGCCGCCGGCGCTGACTACCTTCTCCGTACGAGGCATGCCCGCGGGTGCCTCGGGGTTGGGGAAGGTCCAGGTCTTGCCCTCGTCACCCTTCACCAGTACGTGGGTGCACAGCTGGGACCAGTCCAGCTTCTCCGGGGCCGACTTCGTGCCAGCCGTCAGGCGCCACACAACGTCCAGGTTCTCGCGCTTAAGCGCGGCGTCGGGGTTGTAGACCTGTAGAGTGCGGCCACGCCAGCGGTAGTCGAGCATGCCCATGTTCATGAGCGAGTCCAGGATCGACTTGATCGACACCGACGGGTCGAAGGCGATGGTCGTGATCAGTGCCCAGCGCTGACCGGCGGAGTCGGACGTGGCGGATACGTCCAGGTCCAGGCCCTTACCCCAGCCGCGCTTGACGGCCGCGTCCCAGACCGTACGCAGGATCTCCCCGGCGTTGCGGTCGCGGAATCGGTACTTGCCGTCCTTGTCCATCGCCGCGAGGGGGACGTCCCACACGAGGGCGCCCTCGAGCCGGTGCCCGATGTGGATCAGGTCCGCGTGGCGCCGCTCGGTGCCGTCGTCTACCAAGTTCCACTCCGAGGAGAGGTTGATGAACCTGGCGTTGTACGGCTCGGCCCAGGTCTGCCCGTCGTAGCAGAGCTCGACGGCGAGCTCCACGTCCGAGTCCAGCAGGGTTCCCCGTACGCCCAGGTCCCCGTTCGGGTAGGACAGGGTGAGCGAGGGGGTGGCCTGGCGGGGGCACGTGAAGGTTCCGGCCAGCGCGTCTGGGAGCACTCCGAGGCGCTGGCCGGTGGCCTGGTCGTAGGCGACGTAGCGCATGGCCAGGCCACGCGCGAAGGCAGGGTTGCGCGGCATCAGTAGGCCATCCTTCCGCGGAATCGGCCGGTCGTCCCGGTCAGCGTCATGGAGATACGCCCGTCAGCGTTGGGCGTGGCCCTGAAGCCCCCCGGACTCATCGAGATCTCGCCGTCGGCCGAGCGGGCTCCTGGCTGAATATCCCACTCGATGGACGGATTCTTCCAGGCCCGGTAGCCTGCAATGTCCACGATCAGGCGCTCACCTCCGTTCAGAGAGCCCGTGAAGGTGAGCGAGGTGCCGGAGACGTTGTCCTTGACCGTGCAGGTAGGGGCGGTCGGCTCCAGCATCAGCCAGCCGTCCGGGATCGGCATCGAGCAACCGTCGAACTTCGACATGTCCGTAAGGAGCGCCACGAGGTTCGACGTTCCCCGCCACAGGCCGGAGACGATCTCGTAGGTAACTGCGAACGTGATCGCCTCGGAGTGCGGGTCGAGCACAGGCTCGACGGAGGACGTGGGCCGGACCTGCGCCTCTCGAACCGGCTGCCCGGCCGGCGTGTACCGGAGAGTCTGGAGGCGCCCGAAAGCGAACAGCCGGCGCAGGAGGTTCTGGTAGTTCGTCTCCAGCTGAGCCAGGCCGCCCTTGCAACGAGAGCCGTCGCGGTTGTCGGCCCACGAGAACACGGTGAACTTCAGGGCGACGGTGGCGGACTTGGTGACCGACGGAGCGATCGGCAGCACGCCGAACCGGCCCGGGATGTCTACGGAGGCGTTCCAGGGCTCTCCACGGGTCGACAGCGCCGTCCCCTCGGCGAGCACCCAGCGCCCGAGGGGGTCATCCAGGTCGGTACCGTCTAGGGAGTAGATGGCCATGGGTGGGTGACCTTTCTTACACGATGGCGGCTAGCCGCAGGCCCTCGGCGACCTCGTCCCGGGTCTTGCTGTCAGGCTTCGCCTGCGGATAGTGATTAGTTATGTTGATTGTAGCGCCTCCAAGGTTGCTCTTATGGAAGGGCTCAGAGGCGGAGATTGAGCCGGAGGACGTCACTCGGCCGGTCGAGGCTCGGGCGGGAAGCGGGCGCACGTTCGCACTCAGCCCGATCGTGGCGGGCTTGGCGATGTCCTCGGTTAGGCCGGCCAGCGACTTGCGGACGGTTCCGTACTGACTCTCCAGGCCCTTGACGAAGCCCTTCATGATCAGCTCACCCGTCGGGGTTAGCAGGACCTTGTCGACTGGCTCAGGACCCTTCCAGGACGTCAGCTTGCTGGTAAGACCGCCCAAGGTGGACTTCACCGAGCCGAACATGGACTTCAGACCGTTGATGAACCCCTGGATGATGTTCTTACCGGCGCTGACCAGCCAGGACCCGGCGCTGGAGAAGATGCTCTTGATGTTGTTGGGCAGGTTCTTGACGAAGTTGACCACTCCGTTGACGCCTGTCGAGACAACCGACTTGATTCCGTTCCACGCGGCCGAGGCGCCGGACTTGATGGCGTTCCACCCGGCGGAGATGACGCTCCCAAGGAGATTCCAAGCGGCCTGGGCGATGCTCTTCAGGAGGCTGCCGAAGTTTCGGAAGGAGCTGGAGATGAAGTTCCATATCCCCGTGCCGATCTGCTTGATCCCGTTCCACGCCTGGGACCAGTTGCCGGTGATGATGCCCATGACGACATTGATGACACCCTGAATGATCTTCATCATGCTGGTGATCGTGTCGCGGATGTTGTTGACGACCGGGACCACGATCGGTAGGAGAGCCCTCACCACGGTCCCGATCAGCTGGAATGCCGGGATCAGCGCGGACATGATCGACGCTACGATTGGCTGGATAGCGGGAACGATCGCAGCGAGCAGGTCGTTGATGAGCGGGCCGAGGACAGCGAACAGGGCCGACAGGACCGGGCCTAAGGCCTGGATGACCGGCATGAGGGCCGCAGCCAGCTGCTCGATAATCGGAGCCAGCAGGGCGGCCAGCTGGGTCATCACCGGCGCCAGCTGCTCGACCAGCTCGGCGATAAGCGGGGCGACGGCCGCCAGCAGCTCGCCGCCGACGGTTGCCAGGGCGCCGAACGCCTCCCCCAGGGCGGGCATGGCTGGCGCGAGCGCCTGGACGGCGATGAGGACGTTGTTGAAGAACGACTCCAGGCCACCCTGGAAGGCGGGGTTCTGGAGAGCCGTCGAGATCCCGTTCAGCCCGACCTCGATGATCTGGCCTACCAGCGGAAGAATCGTGGAGAGCGTGGGCGCCAGGGACACAAAGGCCTGGCCAAGCGAACCGACGCCCTGGAAGGCGTAGGACGCGGCCGTACCCATCGCGCTGAAGATCGTGGTCAGGGTGCCCTGCCACAGCGGCCCGTTGACCGCGGCGTTGGCTCGGTCGAGCCCGTCGGCAATGGCGCTCAGCGGGGTGGAGCCCGCGGCCATGGCCGAGAAGACCCCGCCGAGGATCCCGGCCAGGTCGAAGACGATGTCTTTCAAGGTCCCGAAGGTCTTGGCGGCGGACTGGATGGCCTTGTCCATTTCGCCTGACTCGGTCTTGGCCTGGACCCAGTTCTGGAAGCTGTAGGCCACGCCATTGGCCCACTCGGCGATCGACGGGAGGTACTTCGCGCCGGTCTCGCCCAGCGTGAGCAGAGCGTCGGTGAACGCCCCAGCGCCATCACCCCCGATGTCCATGGCCTCGGCCAGGTAGCCGAGAGACGCCTGGAAGCCTGGGAGATGGTCCTGCGCGGCACTGGCGACCGCGCCGGTCATGGCCCCCATCTGCGAGGCCACGTCCGAGATGGCCGGGGTCAGTGCCTCCAGGCCGTTGACGATCAGGGAGCGGACGGCCCCCTCAGCCTCGCCCCAGAACGAGGTGGAGATTGAGTCCTGGAGCGCCTCGAAGGAGGGTCCCAGGTCCTCCAGCACCGTGGAGGCGTCGGACATGGCGGCGGCGAATATGCCGATACCCGCACCGGCCGCCGCGAGGATTCCGGGCATGGCGAGCAGGGCCGGGAGGGTGTGGGCGATGCTCACGCCGAACTGGGCGAGCGTCCCCAGGCCTGCCCCTGCGACGGAGGTCAGCCCGAGGATCGCGGTGCCCGCCCCGGCCATCTTCAGGGAGAAGGTGTCCAGGTTGGTGAAGATGTCGTTCAGCGAGTTCTTCAGGTTGCCGAAGATGTTCCCGCCGGCCAGAGCCTTCAGCTCGGCAGCGACCTTCGCCAGCGACGCCTTCGCCAGGCGCACGTGGATGTCTATGTAGCGCGGTTTCTTGGTCAGCCGGGCCAGGTCGAAGCGGGCCTTGCCGTCGTCAAGGTCAGCGTTGACTGTAGCCTTGCCGTCCAGCTTGCTGAGCTCGTGCTTTAGCTTGCGCCTGGACGCCTCGGACAGGTGGGCGTGGGCCTCAATGTCGCCACCGAGTTTCTTCAGCTCCGCCTGGAGCTTTTTCTTGGAGGTGTCGTCGAGCTCGGCCTCGGCCTTCAGCTTTGCGTCGAGCTTGGCAATCTGCTCCCTGATCTTGCGCTGAGTGGCCTTCTCAAGCGAGGCATCAACCTTGACCTCGGACTTGATGTTGGCGATCTTCTCCTTGAGCTCAGCGATGTCCTGGCCCTTGATGTCGACCTTGGCGTCGATCTCGGCCTCGGTCTTTTTGATCACCTCCAGCGCGTGCTTGCGGGACACCTCATCGAGGTCGACCCGGGCCTTGATCGCGGCCTTCATCTCGTCGAGCTCGCGGCCCATCTTGGCCACGGCGTTGTCGTCCAGGACCGGCTTGACCGGCGTGCGCCACTCGGCCCGGCGGAGCTTCTGCTTGATCTCCTCCAGCTCGCGAGCCGAGATGGTAACCTCCGGCGACGCCTTGGTACTGGCGATCGCCGTCTCGATACGGCGCAGGTCCTTGGGGTCGATCTTGGCGTTGACCTGTAGCACGAGGCCGTCCAGGGCGTCCTTGACGGAGTCGCGCATCTCGCGCGCCCACTTCTCAGCGGCGCGCTCGATCCTCTTGCCGATCTTTTTAAGGCTTTTCTCGATGCCCCGCTCAGCGTCGCCGTTGAAGTCGCGCGCGTCAGCGCCTACTTCTACGACGACCTCGCCGATCTTGTCTGCCACGGGCTACCTCCTCGCTCGTACGTCGAGCGGGCGGCATCGCGGCCCGACTCCTGTCTGAGGCTATGATACCGCCCGCATAGGCGTGTCCTATAGGTGATGTCACATCCCGAGGGCCGACTTAAGGGACCCGAAGCCCGACGACTCGTTGCCCGAGTACCACGGGCTGCGCGGATCGGTGACCTCCACGCCCTTGGGCGGGAGCCACAGATCCCTCTTCAGCTTCTCGGTAGCGCCCTCGTCCTCGGCGTTGCGAGTGAGGATCCACCACATGACGTGGCAGAACCGGTTCAGAGGCAAGGTCTCCAGGTCGATCCCGTGCCCGAGGCAGAACCCGTCAATGTAGTCCCACTCCTCGAGGGCCGAGGCCTGAAGGCGCTGGATCACGTAGTAGGGTTTTCGCCCGCCTCCTCCATGACGGCGGAGAGGAGGTCGGTCAGGTCGGGGATGTCGAGGTCGTCGTACGGACTCTTAAGCCTCTTGACGACCTCGGCGCCAGTCTCCTTGCCGAAGAGGACGTGGCACCACTTCGACAGGCCCTCGATCAGCTTCTCAGCGTCATCGCCAGAGTCCTTGAGAGCCTGGGACAGGAAGATGGCGACGGACGCCTTCGGAGGGCGGACCTTGTACTCGGTACCGACCAGTTCAACGGTGATGGACTTCCGGGTCTTACCGGGGATCGTGATAGTAGCCATGAGGCGATTCTAATGGAAGTCAGAGGGCTTGATAAGCCGTACAGCATCTCTGACGAAGTGGGCGCCCTTAATCCCCTTGACCCACTTCGCGAACACGGTCTGGCTGGACCCCTTCGGCGTGAAGACCATCCGCTGCGCCTTGACCGGACCGTGTGGCCGGGTGCCCTTCTCCTGGTAGGCGGCGTACGGCGTACGCGCGCCGATCTCGAAGGTAGGGTTGAGCGGGTGCTTGCCCGGGACTCGCTCAACCGTGACGGAGTTCACCATACGGCCCGAGTTCACTCGCCCCTTGGCGCGGATGTTCCGCTGGATTCGGCCCTGCGTGCGCTTGGACGCCTTTAGGGCGGCCTGCTTAGTGATCTGGGCCACCTTGTCCTGGCGGATGGGGCCCTTGAACCGCACTCTTACGTGAACCATCTCACACTTTCAGGGTTAGGAGGGGTCACGGGCAGTTGAGGCGGACCGTGAAGGTCCACTCGCCTGCCACGCAGCCGCCGTCGGGGCCGGATGCCTGCCAGTCCATGTCGTTGGCGTTGGTCGACGATGTCAGAAAGCTGCCAAGGTCTGCCATGTCCTGGTGCAGGACGGCAGCGTCGGCCGTCAGGTCGAAGGGGCGGGGGCCCCGGCCGCGGTCGTCCACGACCTCGACGCAGCGAAGCGTGCCAAGCGCGAAGGTAGCGGCCCAGTAGCGCACCGAGCACGCCTCGCCGTCGGCGGCACGGGGACCGAAGACGGGGGAGACAGAGACGGTGCGCACGTAGAGGTGCCCAGCGCAGCACTCGTCCCATGCCACCTCCGCGCCGGGAGCGACGTAGGCCTGCGAGACAGCATTGGACAGGGCCCCCGCACCGCCCTTGAGCAGGGCGAGCGCAGTGGAGTGGACGACGGACGGCACCGGCGAGGCTACTCGGCCGGACAGGGCCGCGTAGTCCTCGCTCTGAGGGCGGTTGCGGCGCGTCAGGCGCGGGGCCGGGCTCACCAGATCACCCCGCCGCGGAGGTCGGACGGCTGACGGCGGACGTAGTCGTCGGGGTTGTAGGCCCGGGCGGCCTGGCGGGGGGCGCGGATCGAGGTGACCCAGGAGTCGACCAGCCAGATGCCAGTGCGGCCCTCCTGCATCTCCTCGAAGTCGTCCTGCACCTGGACGGTGACTCCCTGCCGGGTGACCGACTGCAGGCGCGCCGGGAGCGCGCAGTCGCGGTCCATGCAGGCGGCTTTCGCCAGCTCGAGCGCGAGCACGCCAGCGGCGACCTGGCCGCCCTCGGGGACGGGGACGCCCTGGGAGTAGCGGATCTCCCAGGTGCCCTCCTCGGTCGTCGGTCGGGAGAGGTCTTGTACCGGGGGGAATACAAGCGGAACGTCGGGGCCTAGCGGCGAGGTGTGGCCTGTGAGCTGGAGCACGGAGTGGTTGATGAGCCGGTACGCGCCCAGCGGGAGCACCTTGCCGTTGATCGTGACCTGGTGCACGCGGTGAACGTTGCCGGGCAGGCGGATGGCCGGAGTCCCTGAGGTGTGGGTGCAGTAGGGGCCGCACAGGCCGCACACGACGTCGTGCAGGACGCCGCCCAGGCGGAATGGGAGGAAGCCCCTCAGGTACGCCTGGGACTGGTAGGTGGGCGGCGGCACGCAGTCAGCGGGCTCTGGCCGGATCACGACGATGTCGGTCCCGAACCGGCGGCCCGTCCACTCCCAGAGCAACTGGGTAGCCATGGCCTCGAAGGTGTGCTGCTGCTCGGGCCTGCCGGCCTCGTCCAGGTACTCCTTCAGGTCCTCGCACGCGCTGTAGGAGACCGGCCAGTCCCCTGGGCCGTAGCCTCTGTCAATGTCCTGCATGCCCTCTCCTACAACGCGTGCGTGGTGCGGGATGGCTACGCCGCCGGGAATACATAGGCGGTGCCCGCACGGATGAGTATACCTATAGGGCCTTCCTAAGGGGCGTAGAGGGGCTTCCGCGCGGCGCAGGTACGGTGACAGCCCCGCAGGGCGTTTGTGCGCTCTACGGGGCTGTCAGTGCCGCTGAGACGGGGTTTCTCAGGGGACGGTGACGGGCTGGTCGCTGTCCGGCGGGGGAGCGAGAGCCGTGTCGATCATGAGGAGGTGGTCGAGCGGGTCGAGGGCGGTGGGGAGCTTCGCGTTCTCGAAGCCGGCGCCACCGGCCTTGGCCTTCTTGACCACGTCGTAGGGGCCGACGCCCCAGGCGTTGCCGGACTTGGTGACGGCGCCGGTCATGGAGAAGGTGATCGCGTCCTCACCAGTGACCTCGATGTCGCCGATCGTGCCGGCGGTGATGAAGGGCAGCAGCAGGTAGCCGCTGGCGTCCTCGGCGCCCGCCGCACAGGCCTGGCCGGACAGCCCGGTCCACAGCTCCAGGGCGAACTTCTTCTCGATCTTGCCGTAGGCGACCTTGAAGCCCGCGGTGTCCCCCGCGTGGTCCAGGTACTTCGTGGCGTTGGTCACGATGTCCAGGACGGAGGGGTTCACGCCACAGAACTCGAGCTCGACCGTGAAGTACTTGAAGGTGTTCGACTGCTTCTCGTTGACGCACAGGGAACCGTCGGCCTTGCGGACCGTGATCTCCGTGCCGTCCTCAACCTCGGCGGCGAGCTTGACCGACACGAAGCCAGAGGTAGCCACCGGCTTGTGCTGTGCCTTGTCGAACTTGCCGCAGGTGTCCAGCGGGGTGACGCGGATGCGCTTCCCCAGCACTGGTGTGTATGAGTGCGTCTTAGCCATGGCTCAGCGCATCCTTCCCGTTGGTGTTGGAGTTGGTTGGTCGGTAGGTCATCTGGGCTCAGAACTGGCGGGCCACGTACTTGCCGGTGCCGGGGTCGGTCGAGACCTTCACGAAGTAGGCGTCGTCCGGGTTGAACGCGATGACGTACTGCCGCTCTGCGACGGCCGTCAGGTCGTTCTGGCCCTTGTCGAAGCCGCCTGCCCCGTTGGTCGAGGTGAAGACGTCCCCGCGGTAGATCAGGATCGGCCCGGTGGACGCGATGATCGGGGGAGTGTCGTCGTACCCGTCGCCGACGACTACGGGCGTTCCCATGCGGGTGTATGACTCCCCGGTCCGCGGGTCAGTGTCGATGTACAGGCGCCCGGCCAGCATCGACCCGAGGCGCTGCGAGAGGTGGAACGTAGGCGCCACGCCGGGGGTGTGGGCGTACTTCTCAGCAGCGTTCCAGGCGCCCTCGGCCGGCTGAGCGCCGGCGTTGTTCGCCCACTCCTGGACTCTGGTGAGTGCAGGACCTGCCCCACCGACGCCGTTCCACAGCGCCTTCTCGACCGCGTACTCCTCGTACTGCGCGAGGCGCTGAGCCGCGATGGCGACGGCCTCCTCGGGGGTGTGGTCCAGGGGCGTGGTGCGGAACGTGGCGTAGACGGTGATCGGTTCCATCGACTCGACGGTCACGCCCTTGGGCTTGTCCAGGACCTTGGGCAGTCCCTTGACGGTGCCCGGCTTCTGGTACTGGCCGATGGTGCCGACGTCGGTGCGCGCGACGTCCTCCCAGGTGACGCCGTTCTCCCAGCGGATCGAGGAGTCCTCGATGGGGGCGAACCGGGAGAAGAGGCCGCCCTTCAGGCGCTGAGTGACCGGCGCCTCGATGCGCTGCTTCGGTGCGATGATTGGCATCTGTCCTCCTTGCTGGACGGTGACTGGCTAGTGACGATCACGGGGCGGGCGGGGACTGGCCGCCGCCCGCCCCGGAGTCATCACTTGGCCGGGTCAGCCGTGCCGTTGGCGAGGAGACGGATGCCGGTGCCGGTGCCGCCGTTCGGGTTGATCGGCACCGTCACGACGCGGGCGTCGTGGCCGCGCTTGGCAACGAGGTAGCCCTCCTCGGTGAACAGGGCGGTGTAGTCGTTCTGGCCGAGCAGGACCGAGTCGTAGACGGTGTCCAGGGTGATGACGTCCTGGCCGCCCTTGACGAAGGTGCCGGCGCTGTAGAGCAGGAACTTGAGGCTGCCGCCCCAGGCCTTGAAGTCGCCGGCAGCGCCGGTCAGGGCCTGCCAGTCGTAGACGAACTGAGGGTTAACGCCGCGGGCCTTGAACCACGCGTCGATGCGGGCGTCGTTGACGTCGGTGAGGTCGACGCCCTGGCGGCGGGACAGGTCGGTGCGGATGGCGCCGTGGACCCAGTAGGGGAAGACCGCCTCCAGGGTGGTGGAGCGGGAGAGGCGCTGAGCGTAGCGGTAGTGCTCGACCTGCAGCTCGATGGCGGTCAGGATCGGGGCAGCCGCGCCGATCTGGCCGGCGTCCAGGGAGACGGCAGTGGACTGCTTCTCCATGGCGGCGATGATGCGCTCGCTCATCTTGTGCTCGTGAGCGACGAGGGCGCCGCGGATGGTGCGGGCGACGAGCTCGGGGTAGCCGCGCTGCTGGAGCAGGTTGGCCTGGACGTGGATACCGGCCGCGGAGAGGCGGACCTCCTCGAACTCGGTGCAGGGCACGTTGTAGACGGGCTTGGCGCCGACCTTGTTGGTCGGGTCGGTGGCGGAGGTGGGCTGGTACTTTCCGGCCTTCGCCTCCTCCTCGGTGAAGTTGAAGGAGGGGGCCGCGTAGAGGTCAGCGAACTTGGGGCCCTTGGTGAACTTGATGCCGCCGCGGGTGACGTTGATCTCAGGCAGGGAGATCAGGCCGTCGCGGGACTCGTCCTCGAGCAGGTCGTAGACGGTCTCGGAGGGGGCGCACCAGCCGCCGGCCGCGACGAGGGAGCCGCCGGGGAGGTTCTTCTCATTGACGGCGAAGGCCATGGCGGCCTCGGCCGACTCGGGGGAGGAGACGGTGGCGCGCTCGTCGAAGGACTTGCGGATGACGGCCAGGCCGTGGCGCTCGCTCATGGCTCGGCCGGCGCGAGCGGCAGCGGCGTAGGCGCCGGAGTTGAAGCCCTGGAGGCGACGGTCGAGCGCGACGGCCAGGTCCTCGAAGGTTGCGTCGGAGTCGGCGGCGAAGCCGGGGACGTCGGCCACGGTCATGCGGGCCTTAGCGGTGTCCTCCACGGAGGTCTCCTCAGTGATCGCAGGTGCGGGGGTGTGAACGTGCCGACGGATGCCGGACAGCTTGATGGGTCCGCGAGGGGCGGCGGCGGTGACGGCCTCGGCCTCAGGCTTGGCGTCGACCTGAGCCTCGACGTCGGCCGCTGCGGCCTTGGCCTTCTTCTCGGCCTTGGCCTCAGCCTCGTCCTCTGCCGCGTCGGCCTTCTCCTCGGCCGGGGTGTCGTCATTGTCTGAGTCATCGGCCGGAGCGTCGTCCGCGTCATCGTCGGCAGGGGCGGCCGGCTTGTCGGCACCGACCTTGGCGGCCATCTCGGCGGCCTTGGCAGCGCGCTCAGCGGCGGCCTGCTCGCGGGCGCTGATCTCAGCGGACAGGACCTCGATGCCGTCGGTCAGGGTGCCGAGGGTGTCGAGGTCCTCGTCGGTGAACTCGCCGTTGGCGTACAGGGTCTGGAAGGCGTCAACGGCCTTGGAGCGCAGGTCACCGAGGTCGGCGGCGCTCAGGTCGGACAGGTTCTCGGGGATCTCCAGGTCGAAGGTCTCGACCGGAGCGTCCTCGCCCTGATCGGCGAAGACGGTGATGTCGAAGTGCTTACGCATGTTGAGGTGTCCTCCGTGTTCGTTGCTGGGCAGGGTTCCCGTCCCCAGCGGGGTACACACGAGGCCCTGCTGCCATGCCGTTGGCTTAAAGGATACACCTATGAGTGAGACAGACCCCATAGGACGAACAGAACCCCCGCACCGCCATGAGCAAACGGTGCGGGGGTTCTGCCTGATCCACCCAGCGTCAGGAGTCCATGAGACCTCTAACAGGGACCATCATAACCGATGACGATGGAGGGCGCTACATCTAGAAACGAGTGATCGGGGAGGAGTCCTTGGAGCCCTCGCCAGGCAATGTGCCGTCGGCCAGGGGCCGGGGCTCAGTGCCTACCGGGGGAGTTGTAGTCCGCCCACATCCGCATCCCATGATTTCTGTTCCTTTCCTCAGATGGATCCTAGACGGCGTGCCATGGACGCCGCCTTGGCCAGTGTACCGGCGCGCTCGACCCGCGCCCGCATCTTGTCCGCAGCCGACGCGCGCTGAAGGTCGCGTCGGCGCTCGGACTCGGCCAGACGCTTCAGGTATGAGATGTCGCCGAGGGTGAGGCCGCCGCCCGCCAGCCTGCTCGAAGGGTGCGCGGCGCGGGAGGCGGAGTCGTCGTGGGCCACGACGCCGGACGCCTGCAAGGAGCGGACCTCGCCGGAGGCGAGCAGGCCTCTCGGGCGAGGCACCGGGAAGCCCGGCACGTTGACGGCGAGCGCCCCGACCAGCTCCAGGGAGCCGCGGATCATGCGCCAGTCCCCGGAGATCGGCGCGGAACGGGCCACCCGGACCTGCTCGGCCGTGATTCCGGGACGGAGAGCCCCCGCTACCCAGATGCCGTGAGCGTCCTCACCGGCCGCGACGTCGGAGAAGACGGTGCCGGTGTTGTCGTAGTGCTCGGCGGCGGCGTTGGCAGAGTCGCGAGGGCCGGCGTGACCGGTCCCCATTGTGAGATGCCCCACAGCCACGGAGGTGCCTTCGGCCGTGCGCAGCACGCCGGTGCGGAAGTAGGCGTAGTTGGACGGGGAGGTGGGAGGCTCGACGCACTTGCCGACCTGGCCGATGTGGCAGGTGCCCCAGACGGCGATATGGCCGTAGACGCGCCCATCGTCCTCGACCACGAGGGCGGTCGGGCCAGTCAGCTGCGGGTCCTTGAACCACGCCTCCGGCGGGGCGGTCGGAATAGCTGCGGCGGTCAGAGCGTCGCGGCTCAGCGGGTCGGCATCTTCTGAGCGAGCCATTTTCTCCCCAGAATCGACGTTTTCGCCGCGCTCAGGGGTCTCGGAGGTGCTGGGAGCCTGCCCAGCGACGTAGACGCGGGCCGTGGCGAAGGCCGGGACGGCTACGAGCGTGGCAGCACGTAGGCGGGCAGACTCGATAACCATGAGCTCGTCCGAGGAGGACATGGCGGCGACCTTGACCCGGCCGTCGGGATCCACGTCGGCGTCATCCCCGTTGCCGGAATCTGCAACGTCGGCCTCGGGCATGTCAGCCTTCGCCATGATCCTGAACGTCACGTCGTCCGTGTCGATGGAGACGCCGTTGGACATCTGCTCGCTGACCTGGCGAAACGCCTCGGTTCCGGTAGCGCTGCCTAGGTCGAAGGTCCCAGTGGCGTAGATGTCGCCGTTGTCGCGGCGCTCTACGGTCTCGATCCGGCCGCAGACCTCAGCGCCGTCGTGGCCGCCTACGTCCTTGAACGCGACGCGAAGCGGGATGGGGAGGTCGTCCCAGCGCAGGGCGCCGTCCTCGATGAGCCGGCCGTCACCGGTCATCTCGCCCTCTCGAGCTATGACGCCCTCCCAGCGCCCGTCCGGCGTAGGGTCCGGGTCCGGCTCCGGAACGGCGTCGCCTACAGGCTTCGAGTCCCCGGTCCTGAGATCGGAGAACTCGCCCACGCGGCGGGCCGTCTCCTCGATGCGTAGCTTCATGGCTGTCCTTTCGATGTCTGCGGCTGAGTACTTGACGTTGACGGCCCGGTTGACGGCGGGGCGCGCGTCGGTCGGGATGAGGATGCAGCGGCAGTTCGCCGTCTCTTTGACCGGCCCGGCCGGATCCCCCGGGTAGAGCAGGTGGGCGCCTCCCACAAGGAACGGCGTGCCGAGGTCCTGGACCTGCCCGTCGGCCTCTACATGAGTGGGCCGGACGCGGTTGTCGTGGACCGTCACCCAGCGAAGACGGCCGCGCTTGAGGGCCAGGTCCGACGTCGCCATGCGGTGGGCGGCGTTGGCGGTGGCCGCGGTGCGGGCCAGGGTGCGCAGGCGAGCCGCGTAGGCAGTCGTGGCCTCGCCCTTGCGGCGGGAGGTGCCGAGCAGGCGGCCCAGCTCGATCTTCGTCTTCCGCTCGCCCCAGCCCTCGGAGGCGGCGCGCTTGAGCAGGGCTCGCACGTCCTCGTAGACCATGACCGGCAGGCCGGAGTCCTCAAGGATCTTCTGCACGGTCGCGTACTGGGGCAGGCGCCGCCGGCCTCGGCCGTCGCGGACGAGGTCACGGATGGCGGCCTGCCAGGCCGAGCGGACCGAGGTCCAGGCGAACGGGTTCGGCACCCGGTCACCGGCCGCCGTCAGGATCGGGGAGCTGAGAGCGTCCTCAGCCAGGGACTTCACGCGAGTGAGGAAGTCATTCAGGACCGGCTCGGCCAGGTCGAGGTACTGGTCCTCGATCTCGTCGCGCCAGTCCGACACGACTGCGGGGTCCTCCCAGTCCGCCGGTCCTCTGGACAGGATGTCCAACTCTCGGACCATCACCGAACCTCCTCAAGGGACGCCCGGTTCAGGCTAGGCGTACGGATGAGGGCGTCCTGGGGCAGGACGTAGCGCAGCGCGGTCACGAGCCGGTCCAGGCGGTGCGGCACGCCGTGCGTGGCGACCTGGGACACGTACGCGTCCAGCAGGGTCACGACACGGCCGGACTCGACCCCAGGGCAGCCGTGGTTGTCGAGCAGGGCCGGGACGACGTCCCAGGCCCCCTTAGTGGCCTTGCTCACGGTGATGATGTCCGTGGGCCACAGGACGTGCGCCTCGTGGAACGGGCGACCCTTGAGCGCGTTGAAGCGGGCGCGGTCGGCCCGCACGATCCGCTTGCCGACGGCTTCCAGGGCCTTGACGACGAGGACGTCAACGACTGCCACGAGGGCGGTGGCGTCAACGTCCTGGCCGTGGGCGGTCAGCCGGGCGCCCGGGCTGCGGCGCTGGGCGGGAGAGGTGGGGGCGGTAGCGGCCGACGCCGCCGCGTAGGCGCGGGCGGCGTCGGCTGTGGGAGGGGGAGGTGTCATGGGCTCTCCTGAGGTTGGTTCAGGCCCCGGCGGGGGCCGTGGTGGATGACTCTGGGCGGGCGTCGCCCGATGAGATCGGCGCCTCGCTACCTGGCACCCTACCCGGCTCGGCCGCGTCGGCGCCACTTGGGGGACGGCCAGGACCGTCCTGATCCGGGGCCGCGGCGTCAGGAGCCGTCGGCGGCACGGCCAGGGCACGAAGGGCCTCCGACGGGGCCGAGTAGTCGCCCTCGTACGCCTTGAGGATCTCCTGCGTGAGCGGGCCGATGCCGATCGTGCCCATAAGGTCCGGCCGCTTGGTGACCATGGCGAGGGCCTGCATGAGTGCCCGTTCGTCCAGGGGCTTGGCGTCGGAGTCGTCGAAGCCGGAAGCCTCGCGCAGCGCCTCGTCGGAAACGGCGCCGGCGCGGTGGAGGTTCAGCGCCTCCTCGGACCGGTTCGGCCGGGCCACGAGGGCGGAGACGTCGTAGCCGACGGACAGGGTGCGCACCTCGTCCTCGCTCAGGCCCGCCGAGAGCAGGACCGGGCGCAGGTACTGGCTGGTCAGCGCGTCGCAGATGAGGGCCAGGACCGGCTCGATGTGCGTGGTGACCGTGTCCTCACGGGTCAGCCACGCGCCCCAGTGGTTCATGGCGCCCGAGCCGAGCAGCAGCTCTGGCGGGGCGTCCTGGGCCAGGGCCAGGCGGCGGATAGCCTCGTCGCGCAGGTCCCGGGCGCCGGCGTCCAGGGCCGAGGAGAACGTAAGGTGGCTCATCTTGTCCGCCGCCTCGTCCGGCACGGTCACGACGAGAGGCACGACGGCGGACGCGTCGTCCCGGTTCTCGATCGGCCGCAGCATCGAGTCCATCAGGGCGGCCACGAACGGGTCCGGCGCGCCGTAGGCCGAGGAGTCCGCGGCGTCCGAGGCCAGGGCGGCCGAGGCCGAGGAGGGCACGACGAGGATGCCGGCGCCGGCTAGGCGGGAGTCGATCTGGGCGCTGATGTGGCGGGTGAGCCCGATCAGCTCGCGCAGGATCGGCAGGCAGGCCCGCGTGGGGCTGTCCGCCTCCCAGTAGCGGGCGGGGTGCGGGCGCCAGACGCGGACCATGTAGACGTCGTCGGCGCTGACCTCGACCGGCGCCGAGCCGTCGGTGCCCAGGTTCAGGCGCACGGTGCGCCCGTCGGAGCCGACCGAGGAGACCTCAGTGACGGCCAGCACACGCCACACGAGGTCCGTCAGAGCGGGGTCCGGAGAGGGGGCGGTCACGGCCGGGGCCGAGGACGGTGAGACCTCGTCGATGACGTGGCGAGGCACGCCCACGAGCCAGCCCTCGCCCGCCACGAACAGGTTCGTGGCCAGGCGCTGGAGCATCTGGCCGAGGTCCTGCTGGCTGGCGCCGAGGGCCGCGAGGACCGCCTCGGCGAGGGCGGCTGAGGCGGTAGGCGCCGTGTCGGTCGCGTCCGTCTCGTCGTCACGCAGGGACGAGTGCGGGCCTGCGAGAGGCTTGTGCTGGACGTAGAGGCGGGCCTGGCTCAGGCGCCCCGCCAGGGTCGAGGCCAGGAACCTCTCCTCACCGACCTCGTCGTAGGCCGCCCACGCCTCAGCCTGCCACGAGTGGGTTCCTGGCGACTGCCGTGAGCGCGGGAAGGTGCCTGGGCGGGCGCCGGCGCCGCGAGCGGGGGCGGTCGGGCGCGAGGCCGCGGCGGTCAGGGTGCGGGGTGCGGGTGAGGCGGGCGGAGCGGCCGGCGGCTGCTGGACGACGACACCGCGGCGGGCCAGGGCGCGGGCCCGGTAGGCGTCGAGGCTGGAGACGGTCGAAGTCGCGGTGGCGGTCGCGGTGGCGGTGGCGGTGGCGGTGGCGGTGGCGGTGGCGGTGGGCGAGGCTGTCACTTCGAGTCCTTCGGTGAGTCGATGCTGTGCGAGACGTGGCCCACGACGTAGGCGGCGGCCAGGGCTGCCGCGCCGTAGCGCAGGGCACGGCCTGCGGTAGAGCGGCGCCGGGAGCGGGACGACGTGAGGGCCAGGGCCGCGCCGATGGTGAGGGCCGCCTGGGTGCCGACGCAGAACGGGCAGTCCAGGGCGGAGACCAGCCGGTGCAGCGGCGCCGAGGGTGGTGCCAGGTAGCCAAACGGGTGGGGCGGGACGGCGGGCTCTAAGCGGGCGGCCAGCCGGTGCAGGGGGTCCGATAGGACCCAGCCGCCCAGGACGTCGGTCGTGGCGAAGCGGGCCACGCGCAGCGCCGCTCCCGTAAGGAGGAGGGTGTCGACGGCCAGCAGGGCCGCATCGGCCAGCGCCTCCCGGGTGCTCCCATCAGGCGAGGAGGGGGTTGAAGGTGACATGTATGCTCCCATACAAAAGGTTGAGGGTGGGGGATATGTATGAATTATAGGGGGGTCAAACCCACCCCCTCCCTCTCAATCCAGCCGTGAACCATCGGAAACCCCTATGGGTGCGGGCTCACCCCTTCGGTCTGGGCCTGATCGATAGGGGGCATCGATCGCCCCTCCCTCATCAGGAAGACCTATGAGTGGACGGCCCCGCGCTCGCGGATCCTATGAGCGAAGGGGGCGGCCTGGCACAAGTGCCTGCCCATCGTGCCTGCCTCCTTCGTGCATGCCTATGTATAGGGGCCTATCCATAGGGAGCCCTGCCCTGCCCTGCCCTGCCCGAGCACGAAGGGCAGGGAGGCGGCCCCCGCACGAAGGCCCGGCCGTCCCCTCGTCCTCCCCTCGTCCCCCTCACCTTCGCGCTCGCCCCTCTCCTCCCTGTGTACACCGTACACAGTCGGCCGTCTCGCGCTCGCGGGCTGCCCCCTTCGAGCTGCCCCCCCTTCGAGCTGCCCCACCTGCCCACCTGCCCCACCTGCCCCACCTGCCCCGGGCTAGGACCTAGGTCCCGCATCCCACCGACTGCGGCGTGCCATCGCAGGCGCGCCCGCGCCCCCGTACGCGCGGTTTAAATAGGCATAGCTTCGCGACGGGCAGCCGCCCCGGCCCGCCCCGGCCCGCCCCGGCCTCCCGGGACGAAGGGGCTCCGCCCACCAGCCTCCGCCCACCAGCGCTCGCGGACTAGGACCTTCGTCCTACCTGCCCGACCTCTGGCCGTGCCATCGGGCGCGCGCACACGCGGCCGTGCGCGCAGGCATGTAGGCATCGCCACGCGCTGCGCCCTAGAACGAGGGGGCTGCGCCCTAGAACGAGGGGGCTGCGCCCTAGAACGAGGGGGCTGCGCCCTAGAACGAGGGGGCGGACCGGCCCGGCCCCTCCGGTCCCGGCCACCCCGCCGCCTTCGCGCCCCGCCACCTTCGGACCAGCTCGGGCTTGCACCCCACCCGTATGCCGTCATACAGTAGAGCCATGAGCAACGACCTGAACCGCCCCGCCGACCGGCACCCCGCCGCCCGCCCCGCCTCAATCAACCACTCGGCAGGCATCGACCGCCCGACGGGCACCTACCCGACCGGCCGGCCCGCCCACCCCAGCCACATCGCCCCCTTCGCCGGCTGGCGCGACCGCACGCCGACCGAGGAGCTGCCGCTCGCCACCCCCTCCGAGCAGCCGTCAACCGACCAGCAGTCGGTTCAGGAGACCCCCCTCCAAGACATGGGCCGCCCCGGCATCCTGTCGCGCCCCTCCATGCGGTGGCACCCCTCCCTCATGCAGCTCGCCATCGGCGCTGCCCTCGTGGCCGCCCTGCTCGGGGCCTGCAACGTGGCCGCCATCAGCGCCCACCGCACCGCCCGTGCCTACTGCCACGCCCTGGCCGCCAGCGACTGGAATCAGGCCCAGCGTGAGTGCCGCTCAGCCGGCGCCTCCGCCCCCGTCCCCGAGCAGGCCCCGGCCCCATACCCCTCCACCACGCCCTCCCCCTCGAGCTCGGCGAACCATGGTGCCACCCGCACCGCGCTCGTCACCGGTGCTTCCTCCGGCATCGGCGAGGACACCGCCCGCAAGCTCCAGGCGCTGGGCTACATCGTCTACGGGGCGGCCCGGCGCACCGACCGCCTCCAGGCCCTGACCGCCGACGGCATCCGCCCCCTGGCCATGGACGTGACCGACGATGCCTCCATGAGCGCCGGCGTGAACCGCATCCTTGAGGAGACCGGCCGCATCGACGTCCTGGTCAACAACGCCGGCTACGGCTCCTACG